GCCAAAAGAAGGTCTGCCGCAGGTCACGGATAACGTCCGCGATTCCGGGCAGACCTTTGTGTTTGGCCGTTCCAATGCCGGGGAGCAGGTGGATGAGAAAGCCGCCATGCAGATTCCGACTGTGTATGCCTGTGTCCGTCTGTTGGCAGAGTCCATTGCGGCACTGCCGCTGCATCTGTACCGGGTGACAGACGATAACGGCAACAAGGAAAAGGCGAGGGATCATCCACTGTACAAGATTCTGTATCGCCAGCCCAACCCAGAAATGACATCCTTTGTATTCTGGGAAACGCTGATGACCCATCTGCTTCTTTGGGGCAACGCCTACGCACAGATCGTCCGGGACGGAAAGAATACAGTACTGGGTCTGTATCCGCTTTTGCCGGAAAACGTCGAGGTGGATCGGGACGAAAGCGGAGAACTCTACTATATCTACCACGCATACACGGACGAAGTTCCGGGAGAGCAGAACAAGGATATCTACTTTCGTCGGGACGAGATCTTTCATGTGCCGGGACTGGGGTTCAATGGTCTGATCGGTTTCTCGCCAATCGCCATGATGAAGAACAGCCTCGGCACTTCCATTGCGGTGGATAAGTACGGCTCTTCCTTTTTCAAGAACGGCGCACAGCCCAGCGGTGTACTGGAACACCCTGGTGTCTTAAAAGACCCGAACCGTGTCCGGGATAACTGGGAGGCCGCATACGGCGGTGCCGCCAATGCCCACCGTGTGGCTGTGCTGGAAGAGGGCATGGCCTACAAGCCAATCTCCCTGCCGCCAGAGGACAGCCAATTCCTCGAAACAAAGCAGTTCTCTGTGACGGAGATCTGCCGCATCTTCCGTGTGCCTCCGCATCTGGTGGCCGACCTGTCGAGAGCTACTTTTTCCAACATTGAATACCAGTCGCTGAATTTTGTGATGCATTCCCTGACCCCGTGGCTTGTCCGCATTGAGCAGGGCATCATTAAGGATCTGCTGCTGGAAGAGGAGCAGGACACCTACTTCCCGAAATTCAATGTGGACGGTCTGCTCCGTGGCGACTACCAGAGCCGGATGAACGGCTACGCGACAGGAATAAGCAACGGCTTTCTTTCTCCGAATGATGTGCATCGTCTTGAGAACATGGACCTCATCCCGGCAGAGGAGGGAGGAGATGACTACTACCTGAACGGCGGGTATGTGAAACTGAAAGACGCCGGGGTGGCACAGCAGAATAAAGCTGCGTCAGTCCAGCAGAATCAGCCCAAGCAAACACAGTCGGAGGAGCAAGACCCGGAAGAAGAACCTGACAGCGATAACCGGCTGAGTGAGAGTAAGCCACGGAAAAATGGAAGGAGAAACCGATGAAGAAATTCTGGAACTGGATCAAAAACAGTGACGACACCAGAATCCTCCGGCTGGAAGGCCCCATCGACGAGGAATCGTTCTGGGGCGATGAGATCACGCCGCAGATGTTCCGGGATGAGCTGGAATCCGGCGAGGGGGATCTGACCGTCTGGATCAACTCTCCGGGCGGCAATGTGTTCGCCGCTGCCGAGATTTATACCATGCTGAAGGACTACAAGGGCAGTATCACGGTCAAGATCGATGCGATTGCGGCATCTGCCGCATCTGTTGTGGCAATGGCCGGTGACACTGTCCAGATGAGTCCCGTTGCCATGCTGATGATCCATGACCCCAGCACGGTTGCGATGGGCAATACCAAGGACATGGAAAAGGCCATCGAGGTGCTGACCGAGGTCAAGGAAAGCATCATCAATGCCTATGCTGCAAAGAGCGGACTCAGCCACGCCCGCATCGCCAACCTCATGAGCAATGAGACCTGGATGAATGCGAAGAAGGCGGTGGAGCTGGGCTTTGCAGACGAGATCCTTTTTGAAAAGAAAGAGGAGGAGCCGGACAGTGACCCGGCAGACCCGGAGAATCCGGAAGAAGACCCTGACAGTGAACCGGGCGAGGGCGAAGAAAAGAAGCCGTTCCAGAAGGATACGGCAGGGCACCTTTTCTCCAGCCGTCAGATGGATCTAATCGTCCTGAACCGTCTGGGTGTGAAGCCGGAACAGACCGAGCCAAAAGCCAAAGAGCCGGAGAAAACCCCTCCGACAGAACCGCCTGCCAATCCGGGGCCTGTCCTTGACATGGACGGCAAGACCGAGGATGGCAGTATCCCCTACAATATCCTGATGAAGCAGCTTGAGTGCATGAAGTGATGTGCATTCAGGCTGTTTTTTATATCACCACAAATCAATCTATGGAGGACAAACACTATGAGTAAGATTCTGGAACTGCGCACCAAGCGCAACACTCTCTGGGAGCAGACCAAGGACTTTCTGGAGAAGAACCGCGGCGAGAACGGTCTGGTAAAGGCTGAGGCCGTGGAGCAGTACAACAAGATGGCACAGGAGGTCAAGGACCTGGGTGCAGAGATCGAGCGTCTGGAGCAGCAGGCACAGATCGAGGCACAGCTGTCCGCACCGACTTCCAGTCCTGTCCATGCTGACCCGAAGAACGGTGCCAAGAAGGATGTCAAGCCGACCGCCACTGCCGAGTATGCCGAGAACTTCTGGAACATGATCCGCAACCGTGGCCATTACGGCGAGGTCCGCAATGCCCTGTCTGTGGGTGAGGACACCGAGGGCGGCTTTACCGTTCCCGATGAGTTTGAAAAGAAGCTGGTGGAGGCACTGGAGGAGAACAACATCTTCCGTGGCATGGCGACCGTCATCCGCACCAGCTCCGGCACCCGCAAGATCCCTATCGCAGAGGATACCGGTGAAGCCAGCTGGATCGATGAGGGCGAGGAGATCCCGGAGAGCGATACCACTTTCGGTCAGACTATGCTGTCTGCGTACAAGCTGGGCACTATGATCAAGATCTCCAACGAGCTGCTGAACGATTCCGCATTCGACCTCGCCACCTATATTGCCCGCCGTTTCGGTGTGCGTATGGGCAACGCAGAGGAGCGCGCCTTTATCACCGGTGACGGTGTGGGCAAGCCTCTGGGTCTGCTGGCTGAGACTGGCGGTGCCAAGGTCGGTGTGACCGCTGCCCAGAAGGATGCCGTTACCTTCGATGAAATCTTCAAGCTCTACTACGCACTGAAGGCTCCGTACCGCAAGAAGGCACAGTTCCTCTGCAACGAAGCCCTGGTGCTGCAGCTGATGACCATTAAGGACAACAACGGCAACTATATCTGGAAACCGGGTCTGGAGATCGGTAAGCCTGATACCCTGCTGAACCGTCCGCTGAAGACTTCCGCCTTCATGCCGGAGATCAAGGGTGGCAGCAAGGTCATGGCCTTTGGCGATTACAGCTACTACTGGGTGGCTGACCGCCAGAACCGCACCTTCCGCCGTCTGAACGAGCTGTATGCCCGTACTGATCAGGTCGGTTTCCTGACCACCCAGCGTGTGGATGGCAAGCTGATCCTGCCCGAAGCCGTACAGCTTCTGCAGATGGCACCGCAGGGCTAAGAAAGCCAGGAAAGGAGGAGTCGGTTATGGCACTGATCCCGCTATACGAAGCGAAGACCTAAAAGAATATGCGACCCTTGCTTCCACGCAGGTGAAGAGTGCCGTTCGTAAGTCTGCCAAAACGGTCAAAGACCAGATCTCGGCCAATGCACCGTCCCGGACGGGCGCGTACAAGGGAAGCTGGGTGGCGACCAAGCAGTCCGAATCCAGTCAGAGCCTTCAGATGGTGGTGCATTCCAAGAACCGCTACCAGCTGGCACATCTGCTGGAAAAAGGTCATGCCAAACGCGGCGGCGGTCGTGTAGCAGGAAGACCCCATATTGCTCCGGCTGAACAGGCCGGCATCGAGCAGCTCCAGTCCCTCATCGAAAAGGCACTAAAGTAAGGAGGAACCAATGACCCACGAAGAAGTAAAAGCTCTGGTGGAGGAGATGGGACTTCCTTATGCGTATGACCATTTCGCAGAAGGGGAGAGCCCTGATCCACCGTTTATCTGCTTCCTGTATCCGAAAGCCGAGAATTTCGGTGCGGATAACCTTGTGTACCACCACTTCAACCGGCTGGACATCGAGGTCTACACCGATTACAAAGACCCGGATATGGAAGTAAATATTGAAGAAGTCCTGACCGCACACGAACTCTACTATGAGAAAAGCGAGGTCTGGATTGAAACCGAAAAGATGTATGAAGTCCTGTATGAGCTGACCGTATAAGCCGGCCACAGGGCGATAGGAGGAATAATCCATGTCGAAGCAAAGCAATAAGGTCAAATTTGGCCTGAAAAACTGCCATTATGCAAAGGCAACCTTTGACGAAGATGGCAGCGTCACTTACGCAAAGCCGGTCCGCATCCCCGGTGCAGTCAGTCTTTCTATGGATGCCAATGGCGAGATCGAGCCGTTTTATGCGGACAATATCGCCTACTATGTCGTGAATAACAACTCCGGCTACGAGGGTGACCTGGAAATCGCACTGATCCCGGAAAGCTTCCTCACGGACATCATGCACGAGGAACTGGATGGCAACGGTGTGCTTGCGGAGAACGCCAACGTGGAACTGGAGCATTTCGCATTCCTGTTCGAGTTTGATGGCGACCAGCGCCACATCCGTCATGTGCTGTACAACTGTGTGGCAAGCCGCCCGTCCATCGAGGGTGAAACCAATGAGGACAGCAAAGAAGTCAAGACAGACACCCTGAACCTGCAGGCAACCCCTTTGGCAAACGGTTATGTCAAGGCAAAGACCGGCACCAACACCACCGATGATGTTTATAACAAGTGGTACGATGCGGTCTACGAGCCGCAGGCAGAAGCTGTGGACACCGAAGACACCAGTCACACCGAGGAGCCGCAGGGCTAAGTGACCGACACACACCGCAGGGCTTCGGCTCTGCTTACATTATTATAAAGAGGTATATGACTATGAAGAAGATTTTTCCTTTGTTCGCAGTGATCATCGTTCTGGTACTGGCAATCTG